CCACACGTGTCTAGTAGAGTTGATTTTGGTGCACACAATAACGACCTTCCAAACGGAATTCGTGGACTCAATGAGCGAGTGTTTAATGTTCAGAGAGGAGACCGTTTGATTCCGACCCCCTTGCCAGATCCGGGGGTGTGGAGGTCATTGGGAGAAGTGCGGAAACGCCTAGTTGAGAGAATCTGCAAGTTCGGTACGGTGGAACATCTGACAGGTCAACAATTTATTGACCAATGTCCCGCGAACAAAAGAAATCTCTATGCTGCTGCTGGGCGTGAGTACGACTCCCGAGGATGGAGGGACAAGGACGCTTTGATAAAGTTCTTTGTGAAAATGGAGAAATTGAACTTCACCAAGAAAAAGGATCCAGCCCCTCGAGTTATACAACCGCGGTCTCCGGTTTATAACTATGCTGTTGGAAGGTTTACCCGGCGGATCGAGGCTGACATGTATAAAGCCTTGGCCGAAGAGTGGGGGGAGGATGGTGATGATGTGGTTATGAAAGGAATGACCGTAGAAGATGTTGCGGCAGCCATGAGGAAAAAGTGGAATAGGTTCACTACTCCTGTTGCTGTTGGGTTGGACGCCAGTAGGTTTGACCAACATGTTAGTGCAGATGCTTTAAAATGGGAGCATTCTATATACAATGGCATATTCAATAGCCCTGAATTGCGACAGTTGTTAAAGTTGCAATTGAATAATAAAGGGATGGGCTTCGTTGATGGACACAAAGTTAAGTATAGCGTAGATGGTACAAGAGCTAGTGGTGACATGAATACGTCATTAGGCAATTGCATTATTATGTGCACACTGGTGCGTGAATACGTTCGGTCCATCGGGTTGGACTGTGAGCTTGTGAACAATGGCGATGATTGTGTGTTGTTTTTGGAAAAGTCAGATTTGCATAAAATATGTGGTTTAAATAACGGAGTTTGGGGGTCGCAGCATTTGGAGGATTGGTTTTTGAAATATGGGTTTGAAATGGAAGTGGAGGCACCAGTCTTTGAGTTTGAGGAGGTGGTGTTTTGCCAAAGTCAGCCAATTTTGTTGGACAAGGCAGAGGATAAGTGGGTTATGTGTCGACAGCCCACTGCTGCTTGGGGTAAGGATGCCCTTAGTCTGACCGAGTCTACTGCGTTAGGGTTTAGGCAGTGGTCTTATCAGGTTGGTATTGGTGGAGCGGCGTTGTTTGGAGATTTGCCCATTTTTGGCGCGTTGTATGAGTTTTACAAACGCAACGGAGTCGACAGCAATGTTAAGAATTCACTGATTGTTTCAGATTCGGGGTTCATGAGGATGAGCACCAAACCACGAATCCGTGGTGATTATCGTGGTGAGATCAGCGATGACACTAGGGTTAGTTTTTACAAGGCCTTCGGATATATACCATCTATGCAGATAGCAATGGAAAAGGAGTTGGGTAGTATGTATTATACCGACGACTTGAGCAACCACCCAGTCAACATTTCCGTTGGGTGTGGGCTAACAACTATCTGACCACTCAGGGTTTACTAGAGAGTGAACCACAGCGTGTATATTACATAATACGAGTCGACGTTATCAAGAAACGTACTTGTTTAATTAATGGCAGGAAATAAGAAGAATGGCAAGAAGGGCACAATGCGTAAAGTAAAAGGCCGGGGCGATTATGAGGTTAGTCGCTCTGCCAGTGCGCCGCAGGGAGGTCTTCTAAGCAAGTTGGACAAGGTTTTGTCTAGGTTGCCTAAGGGGACTTTTGCTGCTGGAGGAGCTGCAATGGGTGCTCGCGTTGGCGGGGCCAGAGGCGCTTCGATTGGAAGGAGTATGGGAGCTGGGTTGTCGGCGATTAGTGGGTACGGTGATTATTCGGTTAAATCCAATTCACTATCTAAGGTGTCCACGTCAGCAGATATGGTGCCACAGTTTGTGAAGAATGAACACAGTGTCAGAGTGTGCCATCGTGAGTTTATTTCCGATTTGGTAGCTCCAGCACTCCCTGGGTCGTTTGTTAACAAGGAGTTTGCTATCAATCCCGGCAATTCGGCGTTGTTCCCATGGGGGTCGAGGTTTGCTAAGCAGTATTCCCAGTACAAAATCCATGGTATGGTCCTAGTTTATAAGTCAATGACTAGTGACTATGCCGCTGCAGGGCCATTAGGCACGGTTATTATGGCCACTAACTACAACGCAGTAGACCGCGCATTTAATAACAAAATAGAAATGGAAAATTCAGAGTTTGCAGTGTCAACAAAGCCTTCTCTCAGTTTGATCCACGCCATTGAGTGTGACCCCTCGGTCTCGGGGGAATCCACATTATATATAAGAGACCCCACTTATGAGACCACTGATACTAGCGATCGTCGGTTTTATGACTACGGTAAGTTCCAGGTCGCAACTACAGGACTGCCGTCTCAGGTCGTTCCCGGAACCACATTGGGTGAGTTGTGGGTTTCGTACGACATTGAGTTCATGAAGCCAATTATTGGCGGTGACAACGTGTCCGGCAGTAGTCCTGCACTCATTAGTAATTTTGATGGGTCAGCTGCTGTTGTATCGGGTGCTAACCCTAGTGGACGGCTCCCGTTTATTGTTTTCCAGCAAGACACGACAATTGCTGCGGCAGCGCAGAATACGGTTTTGCCAGGAAACAGTGGATTGGTTACAGCAGGTGATTTCGGATTAGAAAACGCTGTTATCAGTCGGTTTCCATCTTCCCTCAATTTTCGTAAAAATGGACGGTATTGCGTCCAGGTTCGACTTACGGGTGCTACCACTGCGACGGCCAACACCGTAGCTGATATTGGCACGGCCGTTGATTCTCCTGCTAATGTGGCTTCTGTTGGCACAGCTGTAGGCGTTTTGGCTGCGGACCTTGGACGTGTGGCATCTTACGGTGCAACTGTTGTTAGTGCCACGGGATACGATTCAGTATTGTATTATGAGGTCAATGTTACTGGCATTCCGGATGGTTCCGGACTGACTAACTATGTCAATTTCACACCTCAGACGTTTCTCGCTGCTTCTGCCTCGTTGGTCGGTACCTTGCGTAAACAGGTTACGATCACGTGGATGAGTATAGGCATTAACGGGCAGACGGTGTCATACACCAATCCACTTCCTTGAGGGGGTGAGTTGGAAGCGCTTAGCTTCCATGAGATTTGGGGGTTTCTACAAAAACCCCCGTATGGGCGGATGGCAAGTACCTTAGCTATAATTTATGTCGGAATAATTAATAAATTAATAATGAAGTAATAACTATATACTTACATGTTTGTATTATGTGCACAATTATTACGTATTGATAACCTACGTGGGAGGATCGCAAGCTTAGCTAGCTTTTCCCTATTGATATGGAAGGACATTAGTATGAAGATCAAGTTGGCTCAGAATGGTGAGTTGATAGACGAGTGGGACGAGGGCTGGTGGGTGAAAATCCCATAGCTTGTTGTGGATAGTGGCTCAGCTTACCACATTTACGTTCACCATGGTTCTTGAACACCTACCCTGGGCGCGAGAAGCGACCTAACTTGTAGCAAAACATATCTAACGAATCCCCATGATTTGGCGGTCCCGGGCTTATCATACTACACATAAATATATGTATTTTCTTACATACGAGCTGCGTCCCATTTTTGGTCATTATGGGGCGTGGACTATGGCCAACGCTTTCCAGCTGCCGTGTGCGAACACGCCATCTTTCATGTATTCAGATAGGGTCAGATGGTTGGTATCGTAATAGTAGTTGGAAAGGTGATTGGTTTGTCACATACACAGCGTTGTTTGCGTTGGATTCAATGGACTTATGCAAGCGGCTAATACCCGTTGAATTGTTTGCGATGTGCGGATTTACCCACTGCAATAGCAACAGTTTTATATGGTGGACAATTTGGAGCATTTGAGCAGCACAATGCGTGTTTGTACTCATTTACGATC